CTATAGGTTGTCGCGGCCAAGACCCGATTCTTCGGCATTGCCGCGTGAGCCGCGCGCTCGCACGACTGTTCCAAGCGCCTCCTGGAAATGGCTTGCATCACCAACCGCCAACGCTGCGCTCAGATAGGTGGCGATTGCGACGTCATCATCCAGATAGTCTGCGGGATCGAAGGGAATCGTCCTCAGCCTGCTCATTGCGAATCCAAGGAAAGCGTTTGCAACCTGCAACGCGTTGGACTGTACCTCACATGGCAGACCACCAGCTTGGTCGAGCTTTCCCGAGCGACGCGGTGCAGGGCATTGGAAGGTGCCGTTCGATAGCGCACATTGACGCTATAGGCTGCGACTGCAGCATTGCAACGCCATGGCCGCTGTTGCGGTTGCTGCATCTTCAGCCTGTGAACCCCACCCAAGGTGGAAGAATCGCCGCGATCGTGCTCCGTTGTGATCCTCACGACGGAGTACTTCTGCCGGAATGGATTCGCTCTTCAACAACGCCACTACGCTGCTGACCTTTCTGCTGCCGGGTTTCCTGTCTGCATGGGTGTTCTATGGGCTGACATCCCATCCCAAGCCGCCGCAGTTCGAACGGACCGTGGAAGCGTTGGTGTTCACCTTCGCGGTCCAGGTGCTGGTCAAGTTCACCGAACTGATGCTCCTGCTGGCGGGTCGCTGCTTTGTGCTGGGGACCTGGACCGAGACCAGCAGCCTGCTATGGGGTTTTGTCCTCGCCGCACTGCTGGGGGCAGGATTGGCCCTCGCTGCGAACAAGGATTCCCTCCACAGGGTTCTCCGCCGCGCAGGCTTCACCACGAGGACATCCCACCCGAGCGAGTGGTACTGCGTGCTGGGTACGCGTCCTGCCTTCGTGGTGCTGCAATTGAAGGATGGCCGTCGATTGACCGGCTACCCCAAGGAGTGGCCGATCAGCCCCGCTGCGGGACAGTTCTACATGCAGATGCCGGCCTGGCTGGTGGATGCGGATCCACCCGATGAAGGTGCCGATCCAGCAGCGGATCCCGTGGCCAGCCCCGCCGTGGTCGAGCTTCCGCAGCTCGATGGCATACTGATTCACGCAGTGGATGTGCAGTGGGTCGAGATTCTCCAGGAGACAGACAATGGCTAAGTTGAGGAAGGGTTCCAACCCACCACTGGACCAGTTGGTCGTATCCATGGAGAACGCGAACCCCAAGCTCCCCGAGGGCAGGAAGCGTCCGCCGCCACCGCCCAGCCCGCCCCGGCCGCCAGCCGGAGCCGGGCCCAACCGGCGCTCGCCGCGCGGCTGACCGGGCGCATTCAGCCGCCCGGTGTAAACTATTGATCTCACTGGCAATGCCAGTCTCCACGATCAATGCCCCGATGACGTCCGCCACCGCCCGTTACGCCGATTCCCTGCGCCTGTCCGTTGCCCCGATGATGGATTGGAGCAACACCTTTGCAGCACAAGGGTTTCAAGGTCGATGGCACACCAATGGCACGTGAGCGTCGTGCCGAGCCACGAAAAAAGCCGCCTTTCGGCGGCTTTTTCGTTATGCGGTCAGGATGCCCTTCTCTTCCGTTGTCCGTCCCACCAGTCAGCAACGTCGCGGGTGTCGTAGACCTCGCCAGTGCGGGGCGGCAGCAGTCCCGCGCTGTGCTTGTTTGCCATCGTCTTCATGCTGGACGCGGGGAAGTAGGCGTCGCGGAGCTGCTCAACGGTCAGCGTGGCACCGAACTGGCCGAACAGCATCCAGAACGTGGCAAAGCCACCACCGCCCATGGTTCCAGGTGCAGACATCAACCTGTACCTCCCACCAGTCGCAGCTGCAGTTGCGGTGCCGGCACTGGAGAGGCTGCAGACGGCTGCACCGCTTGCAGCGCGTGCTGCTTGTGCCAGTGCGCCCAAGCTAGGTCGAACGTCGGGTGCTTCGCCGTTCGGCTGCAACGGCATTCGATGAAGTGGCCACCCCGCGCCTCGAGCCGCCGGCAGTCAAGGATGTATCTGGCTGAGTGCCCGTTTGGACAGGTCGGCAGCGGGCGCGGCGGATCCTTCTGCTGCTGAGTCATTGGCGCACCTCCCCTGGAAGGGCCATCGCGACGGCGACGTCGCGAACCCAAATAGGCGTGCTCGACAGGGCGAAGGTCTGCCCGGTCCATGCCAGCAACAGAGTACGGCCGATCTCTTCCGCGATGGCGAGTGCAGCTTCCGGTGGAACCGCGTTGCCGATCCGCTCGCGCCATGCCTGATCGCTCAGGCCGTACAGTTCCAGCTTCTCTTCGGGGTCGACCAGCGACTGCAGGGCCGCCAGCTCCAGTGTGGTGAATGGTCGGTGCCAGGTGTTGTCCATGCTGCGGATCACGCACACCAGGTTTCTGCGAGCGTCAGGCAGGCGTGGGTCTGCCACCGACCACTTCCCGTTGTCATGACCGGCGGCAGCACTGACGGCCCCGCTGCTTGCGTCCCATGCCACTACCCCGTAGTGCCCATTGGTCAGGTACGCATCGCCCCGCTGGCGCTGGTTGGCCGGGCGTGGGTCGGCAACGGCATAGGCGCCATGGCCAGTGTCGCTGCGAGCGATGACCGTTCGAGACGGGGCATCGAAGTGGGCCACGGGATACTTGCCAGCGCCCTCGAAAACTCCCTGTGCCCGGGGATCTTGCACACACTGCCCCGTACTGTGCGCGCTGGTCACGGCGCCGGTGGCGCCGCCCCAGGGCACAATGCGGTACTCGTTGTTGTGCTTTGCCGGCCCCGGGTGGCGAGGGTCAGCGATCGAGAAGGTGCCCTGCCCGGGGGACTTCACCCCGATCACTGCGCCGGCGGTATCGGTCATCTTCATTACGCCGTACTGCTGGTACTGAGCGGCGTCCGCAGCTGCACGCGGATCTGCAACGCTGAAAGCGCCATTCGTAGGTCCGCTCTTCCCGGCGACGGTGCCGCTGTGTTCTTCCCAGCCGCGGACGCCAAGGAAGCCGTCGCGGCTCTCGGGCATGATCAGGTAATCGCGCAGGACGCCATCTTCCACCGCGAGGCGGTTCAGACTGCGCCAGTCGCTGCCGGCCTCAACGAATGCCAGCCGCACCCAGGTCTTCCACTGTAGAGAAGGCACGCGGTGCATCGGGCCGCCACGCTCTACATCACCAGCAAGCGGCATGCGGCCGAGGATCGTGCCAACCGCCTGCAGCGGACGTTTGACCGGTTCGTACAAGAACGGCGGCACCTTCTCGGCATGGCGGGCCACAAGCAGGAAGCGCTTCCGGCTCTGTGCCAAGCCGCCAAGCTCGCCGCAGTCGTGTGTGGTTTCGCTCACCACATAGCCGTAGGCTCGGAGCAGGGCGGTGATCTGGTCCAGAAGATGCCGCCCACGCGTGGCGATGCGCGGCACGTTCTCAAACAGCAGCACTTCGACCGGATCGTCCTTGTAGGCCTCCAGCGTCAGCCAGATCCCGCGCAGCGTCAGCTCGTTCAGGGCCTGGTACTTGGCGGTCTTGCTCTTGCTCTCCGACATGAGGCCCGAGAACCCCTTGCACGGGGCAGACAGGAACACCACGTGCGGCCGCTCATGACCGAA